CGAGGATGGCGGCCACAGTTTGCGGGTCAGCGGCAGCCGGGTCGTCGATGCCAGCGGCGGCAAGGATCTCCAGCTGCTCGGCGGTGTACTTGGATTTCTTGCCGCCCTTGGCAGGCTTCGGTGCTTCCGGCGCCTTGTGGGTATCCGGCAGCAGCTCGGCGAAAAACAGCGCGTTCAGGTGGGACAGTGGTACTTGATCGGACATGAAAGTCTCCAGATTCCGCCCGAGGCCCGCGAGGGCCCCAGGCGGCGGCGTTTAGCCGTGGGTCTTGATGGCGACGAAGCGCACGTTCTTGCGGTCGTAGACGCGCGACCAGTTGGCGGCATTGGCCATTTCCGCGTCCGACGGGGTCACGCCGGCGACGCTCGATTCGGTCCACTTGATGCCGCGCGGGTGCAGGATGAAGTGCTTTCGGTTGTAGAGGATTTCCTCGCCTTCGCCGTTACCGCTCGACTCGTCGCGGGTGACAGCGACCGGCACGGACGGGTTGCCCTCGCCGTAGCCGATCGCGCCCTGGCCGAACATGTACGAGGTGTACACAGGGCGGCTTTGCGCGTCGATCGTCACCGGGCAGCCATCGTCAACGATGATGGTGTAACCCAGGTAAGTACCGAAACCGATGTCAACTGCGGTATTCGGCAGGTACTGGATCAGCTGCTGCTTCTGCAGGGCGGTGTGCAGTACCGAGTGCATCGCGATCGCAGACAGCTTGGCCGCGGCGTCGCCCATCGTCTGCTTGGCGCCGAGCACGACGTCCGAGCTGATTTTGTTCGATGCGCCAGCCGCGCCAGGAGTAGCGCCCGGGATGGTCACGTCGAGCACCATGTCGCCGCCGTTCTGCGCGACGTTGGCGGCGATGACGCCGTTCAGCTGATAAATCAGGGTGCCCTGCATGTCCAGGGCCCAGAAGTCGGCCAGCTGGTTGCCGATCGCGGCTGCCGGGTCCGAGCCTGCCAGGTGCGAGGTCAGATCCATCGTCGACCACGATTTGTTACGGAAGTGCTTGCGCGCGACGTCCTTGCCGGCGCCGATCTTTGCCGGGGTCGACTTCTGCGCCGGGTCATCGCTGCCCAGGTTGGATCGGCCCGAGCCGGTCAGGTCCGACCAGTACGGCATGTTGTACAGGCTGTTGGCGCCCTTCGCCAGCGCGTCGAGCTGGGCGTCGGTGCTGATGATGCCCGATTTGAACAGGGCGCCGGTCTGAACGGTGCGGTTCAGGACGTACTGCGTGAAGATTGCCGGGACGATGACGTCCGAAATGCGAGTAGTAGCCATGAGCTATTTTCCTTATGGGAGGGTGACGCCCGCCTCGGCGGCGAGGCTTTTTGCCAGCGTCGGATTTTGGTTGTAAATGCGGCCTTGTTCGGTCACATTCGTCGTGTCTTTCGCCCACGGGTTGACCGTGCCCTTGCCGGTGCCGCCAGTTGCGCCGCCGCCGCCGTTGCCAGGTGCAAAGGCTTTACCCTCGTCGCTGCCGGCCCAGCCTTTGACGAAGTCGCCGAGCGTTTTATCGCCGATCTTCGCAACGCGGGTTTCCCCGTCCTGCGCGATCTCGATCTTCTGCCCGGTGCGCAGCAGCGCAGCTGCCGCTTTCAACATCGTCGGCGACGTCACGCCGGCGGCCGTCAGTTCGGCGGTGAGGCCGTTCTCGATCAGCAGCTTCTGTGTGGCCGCGGTTTCGGCAGCCAGTCCCTGCTCGGCGGTCTCGGCGCGCTTCGTCAAGTCTCTGACCTGCTTGTCGGCGGTCTTGACCTGCTCGCGCAGCGTGTCGAGTTCAGCCTCCAGGCGTTCGACGTCCTTCGGGTCGATCTCCGACTTGCTGCGCTTGAGGGCACGCACTTCGGCGATCAGCTCGCGGTTTTTGTCTTCCAGCGCGGATTTAGCTTCGGCCACAGCGGCGGCCACGGCTTCCTTGAACTTCGGGTCGGTCGGGTCGATGTCGCACACGATCAGGCCGGTGCGATACGAATAGCGCGTCAGCGCGTGGTAGGCGCGTTCGCGCACCCATACCTTCAGCCCCAGCATTTGAATCTGGAACTTGATGAGCATGGCCGCAAACAACAGTCGGTTCAGGTCTTTCATGGGTTTCCTCGCAGAGGTAAGTTGCGCGGCGCAGCCGCAAAATTCATCAATCCAGCGCAGCCAGATATTGCCGTCATTCTATAACACAATTTTGATGCGTTAGAGAAATTTTGATTATGACTGTTGACAGAGTTTAGAAACTAAACTAAATTAGCTCATCGGTTGCGCATGGTGCGCGCCGATCTACTGCGGAGAAATCAGAAAATGGCGATTATCAAGAAACGAGCGGACGAGTTGAAACCTGGCGACGTGCTGACGTTGCCCAGCGGCGGACCGCGCTGGACCGTCATAGCCGTCGAACTCGGCCCGCAAATGGGCGCGTTGGCCCGCGTCGCAACGGTTCGACTTGGAGAAATGCCGCCGCAGACTCGCGTCGACGAACACTACAAAACCGAATTGCTGCATATCGAGGTGCCCGAGCCCGACCTCACGCCGGCACAGCAGCACGCCGAGGAATTGCTCGCCCTGGTGCGGCAGGCTGAGACCTGGCTGTCGGACGTGCCCGAGATGGCCGGGGTTCGCGAGTGGTTGGCGGCGGCGCGCAGATTGCGCGCGACGATCGCACCTGAACCGCCCACGCTGGCCGAGGCGCTGGCGCAGCTGCAGGCCGTGCACGACGCGAAGCACCCGGGCGACGAATTGGTCCGCGTGCAGTTGCTGCTCGATCGCGCACGCCGCGCGGGGGTTCTGTGAACGCCCGGCAGCGACGAAAGGTGCGGCGGGACCACGCCCGACACGCGGCTATGCTGCGCGCGTTCGGCGAAGCGGCGCGCAGGGCGGTCGAACAGCGCAACCGCGAGACTGACGCCATGTTCTACCCGGCGCAGGCCGCGCTGTACCGTCAGCGGTCGTAAAGCTTGCGCAGCTCGCGCAGGGTCAGCGGTCGGCCGTTTTGGTCGACCAGCTGCTTGAGCGTGATCTTCCCGTCACGCCACAGCTGCGCGCGGCCAGGCCCGAGCAGGTCGTCGACGAATTGCGGCCCGCGCTTCTCCTGGCGCTTGAGGAACGCCCCGAACGACATGTCAGCGGCCACGGGGGCGCCGGTCGCGCTGCGGCTGGTCGTCGACGGGTCGAACTCGGGCAGGTCAATCCCCAGTTCCTTGAACGTGCGCGTGATCGGGATTTCGACCGACCTGCAGTTCCAATGCCGCGGGGTGCCGCCGTTATAGGGCAGCTTGTTCGGCGCCAGCGGCGTATAGCCTGGCAGGTTCCAGGCCGCCTGGCTGTAGGCAATGCACTGCGGCGTGGTGTGGCCGTCGAGCGTCGAGACCTGGCGCAGGCCCTTGATGACGTCGAGGTTTTCGCCCATCGTCTCGCGGCGCGCGGCGTTGGCCACAGCCTGCACGCTGGTCTGCACCAGGGCCGCCGCATTGTGGCGGGGCGCGTCGAGGATGCCGCCGGCGAATTGGCTCACGCGCTCGCCGTCGACCATCGTAAAGCCGGTGTACTTGCCGCGGATCCGGCGAATGATCTGATCGTTCGTCTCGGCCTGCGCGATGCCCTGGCTGACAGCATTCTTGAACCTGAATGTCACGTCGCCGGCCTGGCGCTTCCACCAGTCGGCGGACGGTGCGCCCTCGATCAGCGTGTTCTTGGCGAGCTGGCGAAGCGTGGCCTCGGTCGGCAGGCTCGGCGTGATGGCACCGCTGAACGCGGCTTCGATGCTGCCGGCGTAGGCGGTCGCTTCCATCTTCGCCAGCTCGCCCAGGGCGTCGGCATTCCTGCCGCTCGCCTGGCTGTAGTAATCCTCGATGACGGCCTGCGTCTGCCGCAGCAGCCGGGCCTTGTCCTCGCGGCCGATGTCGGTCAGCGCCCGCCCGTCGAAGTACAGCAGCTGGACTAGTTCCTCTTCCATCTGCCGCAGGATCGACAGCACGGCCGCCCGCTCGCCTGCCGAGAACCGGAAGAGGCTCAACTGCCGCACGATGATGTCGTCGGCGAGGGTGTCGTCTTTTAGCATCAAATTCCTGTTGACAGAGTTTAGTTATTAAACTATTCTTACATTCATCGACAAC